GCTAGTGCAAACCAATCTAACGAGATGTGGAGACAGTTAAACGAGGCCACAGAACTTGCTTTACGTCCGCCAATGAACGTGAACGCTAACTATTCAAGAGCTATTAACTTAAGAGCTGGCGCACTAAACTATCCTGAAGCTAAACAATTAGCTAACGGAAGGATGGCAATAGAGCCAATCAATTTAGTCGGTAGCATTGCAGCAAACAAAGACTTAATCCTTGAAATCAAAGAAACAATAAAAGATACATTCTTTATTGATAAATTAAAAGTATTTGAAAACCCTAATGCAACAGCAACACAAGTCCTAGAGCTAAGAGCGGAGGGCTTCAGAATCATGGGCGACTTCGTGACTTCTTTAGTTGATTACATGGACAAAGTTCTAACTAGAACATTTAGCTTGATTTATTCACAAATTTATGACCTAAACAACGAGCTAATTCAAGGCAACGGACTATTTAACAAGCCACTTCCTGACCTTTTAAGAGAGAATAGAGAATTAAAAATTGAGTACATCAACCCTATCGCTCAAAGTCAAAAGCTAAGTGAATCAACTTCAATTGATAAATGGTTAATGGATATTGCTAACATGGCCCAATTTAACCCTGACGTTTTGGACTTAGTTAATTTTGACGAAGTAATTAGATACAAAAGGGAAATACTTAATATTGAACCTGAACTAATTAATTCAAAAGCGAAGGTTCAAAAGATAAGAGAGCAGAAACAAGCCCAGCAGCAGCAACAAAACCAACTAATGCAAGAACAGGAAGCAGTCAAAACAGCTTCTATGGCAAAACAAGCAGAACTAATATGAACGAAATAGAAAAGATTTATTCACAAGTATTTAATACAGACAACGGAAAAGCGGTAATAAGAGAGTTGGAAGCTTTTATTATGACAAGCTTTCCTTTCCACGTTGACGATATAGCAAAAGACGCACTTTTGAGAGAAGGTGCTTTGCTTTTACTAAACCACATCTATGCCCAACTTCCTAATAACTAAATAAAAAAACATGACAGAAGAAACGAACGTGTCTCAAACAGAGATAGCACAAGAAACTTCAACCGAAGAATCTTCACCAGCATTTAACTTTGCTGACTATTTTCCTGAAGATGTAAAGAGCGACCCAGACTTTGAAAGGATTAGTAAAAACCTTCCTCTTGATAAGCCTGAAATGCTCGCAAAAGAACTTTACCACAAAACCAAACACTTTGGCAAAGTAAAGGAAGAAATGAGAAAAGAACTTGAGAGCGAATTAAATAAGCAATACGCCCCTGAAGATTATTCATACCAAGCACCTGAAAACTATACGCCAAACGAAGAGCTTTTAGGAGCTATTAAAACTAAAGCTCAAGAACTAGGCATCAAGCCTGAAGCTTTTAAAACCCTAGCAGAAACTTTCATGGGATTAGAGCAGGGAATAATGAGCAAAGCAACCGAAGAGCAAGAGGCACAATTTCAAGCTCAACTAAAAGAAGAATCAGACTTCTTAAGACAAAAGAATGGCCTTGACGCTGAAAAGTTGATTGAAAGCTCAAAGACAGTATGGGGAAACTTTGTTGACCCTAGATATAAAGATTTATTCGATAACTTCGACAAAGGAACGCAACTTGTTCTTGCTGATATGTTAAACAATATCTCAAATAGAGTTGGTGAACCTAGAACTGGTAAACCTGATTCTGGCTTCTCAATGTCAAAAGAAAGCGCACTATCTAAGATTGCTGAAATAAGAGCGGATAGAAGTTTAAACGATGGTGAAAGAAATAGTCGCCTTGCCGAACTTTACCCAATCGCATATCAGAACGAAGACGCTAAGTCTCTTGGTATTGTGTCAAATTTAACTAGATTATAAAAAACAATTGACAATTATTTACCGTCTTATAGTTATTTAATTACCTATTGAGTTATATTCAGGGCTAACAACTTCTGACCGTCCAAAGTTTTGAATTGTTAGTTTTTTAGGTAGGGAGGGCTAGAAACGAACCCTAGCCCTCTATTAGATGATTGTCCGCACACGAAGTAAAGGGTAGCCTTGTAGGTCTTTGAAAAGTTAAGGGTAGCAATTCTGGGATTATCCCATTTTTTCTATTTTTTAATTTAAAATCAAACTTACAATGGCTGATTCACAAAATCAAATTCACGTCAAACAGTTTAAGGACGATATTATCCAAGCTGTTCAACAAAACAACTCACGCCTTGATGGCACTGTTAGAAGAAAAGAAGCTGTAAAAGCTGAAGAATTTTTCTTCCACAAATTAGGCGCATTTAACTTACTTGAAAAAACTTCACGTAACGGAACTACTCCTTTTATTGATCCAGTACACACGAGACGTAAAATGACTACTACATCATTTCATGGTGCATTATTCATTGACGACTTCGACACTGATCGTTCAATCATTTCTGGTTTAGATTCTGATTATATGCAAGGCTTAGTTAAAGCTGCAAAACGTAAGAAAGATGATATTATCATCGCTGCTGCGACTGGTACTGCTTACGAAGGCAAAGACGGAACAACCGCTTCCGCTCTTCCATCTACTCAAAAAATCGTTCACGGCTCTACTGGTTTGACTTCTACTAAGCTTTTAAACGCTATGGAAATCATCAAAGGTAATGACGTTGATCCTGAAGAGATGCTTTATTGTATCATTACAGCTAAACAAGAAAACGATCTAATGCAAGATGAAAAAATCATTAATCGTGATTATTCTGCTGGCGCAGTGCTTGATAAAGGTATTGTTGGAAAATGGAACAACATCAACTTTATTAGATCTGAAAGATTAGGTCTTGATGGTGATTCAAACAGACAAGTTCTTCTTTATACTGAAAACGCACTTGGTTTTGGCATGGCAAGAGACATTACAATGAAAGTAGGCGAAAACGCTGAACGTTCATTTACTAAAACTCTTTACCTCAAACTGGATATTGGTGCTACTCGTATCGAAGACGAAAAAATCGTTGAAATCGCTTGTACCGAATAATTAACCTTTAAATAAAATAATACTATGGCTGTTGTTACAACAAAAGGTTCAATCAACATTGCAAATCTGGATTCAGATCCAATCGTTTTGAACTCTAAACTTTTTAACTCTCCTGTTTTAAGACAAGTGGAAACTGTTGCCATCGCTGCTGCTGATGATGACACTTCTAAATATGTTTTAGCAAGAGTACCTTCTAACGCTGTATTGTCTAACCAATCAGAAATCGAAAATGACGCTATCACTGGCGGTACTGACTTTAATGTTGGTTTTTATTACATCGACGGCACTGTTATTGATGACAATGCTTTATTAGACGCTTTAGATTTAAGCTCTGCAACTACTACTAAACTTTTAAGCGGTGTTGATAAAAACATCCGTGGTAATCAAGTTTGGCAATTAGCAGGTCTTTCTGAAGATCCTAAAAAGTTAATCGACATTGTTTTGACTTCTGTTACAGTGGGAACTGCGGCAGGTGACATCACTATGGAAACTTTTTATACAGTTTAAACTTTTAGGGGGTGTAAAAGCCCCCTATTTAATTTTTAAGGATTATGTCAATAGGATTATCACAAGCTACAATCACAGCTCAAAACACAGGAACAGATGCAATAAGAGCTGGACAAAGACCAATCAATGCAACTGGTGATTTTGAAACTGGTTCATTTACTGGAACTGTTCATTTACAAAGACGTTTCATTGATAATGGTGTTGCTGGCAACTGGATTGATGTTGAATCATACATTGCCACATTTAATAAAATTATAGAAGAAGTTGAAGCTGATGTTGAATATCGTTTATTCGTTAAGACTGGAAACTTCTCTGGTACTTCTGCATATTTAAGACTTAGCTATTAATGACTTCTAAAACTTCCATCTGCAATAAATCATTAAGAAAAATTGGCGTAAGTACGGTAATTAATATTGATACCGATACATCGCCCCAAGCCACTGCATGCAGGGCTGTTTATGATGATATTCTTTTGGAAGTTCTAAGAGAGCATGAATGGAACTTCGCTATATTCAGAAAGGATTTAGCCCAAGATATAACAACGCCAGTTTACGAATACTCTTATCGTTTTGTTTTACCAACCTATCCAATCATTGTGAGGTTGCTAGATGTTTACAACAATGAGGACTATAAGATAGAAAATGGCTATCTACTGACCAACGAAACAACGGCAAAAATTAAATACGTAGGAAAAGAAACAGATCCAAATAAGTACGACTCTTTATTTATTGAAGCCTTTTCATTAAGAATTGCCCAAGAAGTATGCTTCCAATTAACAGGAGACAAAGCATTATCTTCATCAATGTATGAGCTTTATAGCCTAGCACTACAGAACGCAAAGGATAAGAACTATCAAGAAGATAACCTAACACCTATTACTGGCAGCAGATATAATGATGCCAGACAAACTTATTTTAGCAACGATATATCTCGATTAGTTGAATAATGCCTAGAGTATCAGAATTAAGAACAAACTTCACTGCTGGCGAGTTAAGCAAGCTTGTCAACGCTAGGACTGACTTTGGAAGGTATTATAACGGAAGCGAGATAGTAGAAAACTTCCTGCCCTTACCACAAGGCCCATTATTTAGAAGAAAAGGATTTAGATTTATCGCTGAAACAAAAGACTCAACAAAAAAATCTTGTTTAATAGAGTTTGAATTTAGTGATAGCCAGTCTTACGCAATAGAGGTTGGCGATGGTTACATGAGATTTTTTAAAGACCAAGCAAGACTCCTAGAAAACACAACAACAATCACAGGCGCAACACAAGCAAACCCTGTAGTTATTACCGACACAGCTCACCCATATTCTAACGGTGACGTTATTATTATACAAGATGTGGTTGGAATGACTGAACTAAATGGAAAAGAGTTTACGGTCGCAAACAAAGCAACAAACACTTACGAACTACAAGGCATTGATGGTACTGGCTACACAGCATATTCATCTGGTGGCACTTCCTCAAGAATCCATGAGATTGCTAGCCCATACTTAGAAAGCGAAATATTCGATGTGCAATATGTACAAGACTCTGACGTTGTTTATTTAGTACACCCAAACCACCCAGTACAAAAACTAATTAGAGTTGCGAGTAATTCATTTACCATTGCTGACGCTGATTTACTTAAAGGGCCATTCGTAACCGAAAACGTGGTATCAACTGATTTAGTTGCCTTAACTGCTGGTTCATGGGCGCAAGGTGATTCTGGCACACTAACAGCAAGCGGCGGACATACTCCTTTTACTTCTAATCATATTGGTGGGTTGTGGAAAGTAAGAAGTGGCACTGATATTGCTTTTTTAAAAATAACAGCCTTCACAAGTTCAACCATTGTTACGGTTGAATTTCAAGAAGCAATCCCAGCATCATTACAAACAGGTACGCATTTCACTTGGAGCGAGGGTGAATTTAGTGACGCTAGATCACACCCTGCGGCAATAGCATTACATGAACAAAGATTGATCCTTTCTGGTGCGTTATTTAATCCACGCAAAGTATTCTTTTCACAATCAAACGCTGATTATGAAAACTTTGAAGCAGGCACAGAGGATGACGATGCGTTTAATGTCAAAATAGCTTCCCAAAAAGGTGATATTAAATGGCTATTTTCTGACGAGGTTTTGTTTATAGGAACTACTAATGGCATTTTTAGAGCCACAAGCTCATCAAATGGTTCAGTTCTAACGCCTAGTGATATTGATATTAAAAGACATATATCCTTTGGTTGCTCTAATATACCCCCAAGACTTGTTGGAAGCTCTGTATTATACCCACAAAAAAGCAATAAAAAGATAAGAGCCATCAATTATAATATTAATAGCGATAAATATGCGGCGCAAGATTTAACCGTTGATGCCGAACACATAACAGAAAGCGGATTAGTTCAGCTATCTTACCAACAAGACCCACTATCTAACCTTTGGAGTATCCGCTCTGATGGTGAATTGGCTTTATTGAGTAGTGAGCAGGATCAAGAGGTTTTAGCTTGGTACAGACTAAAAACTCAAGGTTATTTTGAATCAATAGCTGTAATTAATAGTTCTGACGATACGGACGAGATTTATGCAGTAGTAAAAAGAACTATAGGCGGAACAACTAAAAGATATATTGAAGTACAAGACCCTAATTTCTTAGTCTCAAACCTTTATAGAACTTATGTTGACTCGTTTTTAACATATAACGGAACACAAACTATAACTCTAACACTTGATTCTTCTGACGGCATTTATGTTTTATTAGATGAAAGTGGCAACGTCTTATTAGATGAAGATGGAAACGTCCTAGTATCCGAAGAGTTTGCAACCAATGTTGAAGCTGCCAGCTCTCTTTTTACTACGGCTGACGTTGGCAAGGAAATCCACGACCTAGACGGAAATGGTAGAGCTTTAATAACGGCTTACGTTGATGGTCAAAACGTAACCCTAGACATATTAGAACCTTTTGATAGTGAGTCATTAACTAATTGGGCTTTTGCTGTTAAGACAATAACAGGATTAGATCATTTAGAAGGCTCAACGGTTTCTATTTGTTCAGATGGTGCAACAATCCCTGACCAAGTAGTATCTAATGGAGCGATCACTTTAAGCCTTGCTGGCGCAATAGTACATGTTGGTTTGTCTTACACTTCAACAGTAAAGAGTATGCCGCTAGAAGCGCAGTCACTTTCACAAGTTATAGGATCAACACAAGGAAAATTAAATCGTATTGACACTGCATCAATAAGGTTTGAAAATACTAATGGTGGTAAAGTTGTATCTGGTGAAAATACAATTGTAATTCCAGCAAGATCAACTAATAATAACATGAATGAAACGCCGTCATTATTTGATGGTGATAAGGAAATAAGAACAGGTGGCACTTGGGGTACTATCAGCCAACTATCAGTTGTGCAAGATGGCCCACAGCCAATGACCATAAAAAGTATAACATATAAAATAACCGTAAATGATAAGTAAGGAATTTAGATTAGATCATATAGATTTAGTAAACCTAAAATTAACTTATCCAAGCATAAATGAATTAAAAGCGGAAGTTTACCCATTCGATGGTGATGAAGCTTTAACATACATAAAAGACGACAGAATTATTTTTTGCTGCGGTTTAAAACTATTAAGAAGAGGTGTGGCTCATTGTTGGGTCGTACCTAGTGTTTATGTTAATAAATACCCAAAAAGCTTTTACAAGGAAATAAAAAACCTACTAGAGAGCTACACAAAAAAAATGAACATACACAGGGTGCAAACAAGCGTCACTGACGAGTTTGTTAAATGGATCGAAGCTATAGGCTTCGAGAGGGAATCAACCCTAAAACAAATTACCTTTGATAAAAAGGACGAATATTTATATACTAAATTTTATTAATTATGGCAACAGGCGTAGTAATAGCAGGGGCAGCAATAGCAGGAGGAGGTCAAATATATGGCGGACTACAAGCTAGAAAAGAAGCTAAAAAACAACAAGCAGCACTAGACGCACAAGCTAGATTAGAAAGACAATCAGCCGAGTTCGAGGCTATACAAGCAGGAAGAAAATTTGACAAACTTCTAGGTACTCAAAAAGCTAATATCTGGCAGCGGAATCATGCTTGAAGGCTCGCCTATGCTATTAATCGAAGAGACGCTAAGAGATAGGGCAGAAACAATCGAAAACATAAAAAGATATGGACAAGCTAGATCCGACACACTAAAAGCACAAGCAGGAAACGTGAGAGATGCTGGAAGAGATCAACTCACATCTTCTATTATAGGAGCTTTTGGCACTGGGTTAAAGGCTGGAAGTCAAATTGCAGGAGCTAAATAATGGTTTTTATTCCAAGAAGTCAAGGCGTACAAGTAGGCAAAACAACCGAAACAGGACTTGCACCAAAATCAATGGCACAAACTCAAATTTTGCCAAACGCAATAACTCAATTAGGGGGTACTATTGCAGGTATTGGACTTGATAAATTACAAAAAGAACAAGCAGAACAAAGAAAAGCACAAGAGGAGTTTCAAGCAACGCAAGCATTAGACCTTAGAAATAAACTTAGAAGGTTCGATAACGAGGCCAGTATAAGCCTTTCTGAAATGCCTGATAGTCCTGATGTAATAAACTCTTACAAACAAAGAGTGCTAGAGGATAGAAAAGCTTATTTTGAAGAGCTTTCAACATCATACGGCGATGATAAGAGACTGCAAAAAGTAATCAAACAGGAATACGAAACGAGTCAAGTTCCTTTTGAATATGCAATTGATAAAGAGCTTTCAAGAAAACAAAAGAACTATAACACAAACAGCCTTTACGAATCAATATCAGATCTAAAAGATAGATTTGAAAAAGCTAATAGCGAGGTTGAATTCGCCCAAATAGGAGCGGATTTAAACGAGACTTTAAAATTCGGCCTATCAACTGGCATTGTAAACGCAAAAGACATCGACCGCCAACAAGACGCTTTTAGAGAATTAAGAAAAGCAAGACAAACTGAAATCTTAAGGGGTATCGCATGGGAAAGTGCCAAGAGTGGTCAACTTCTATTAGACCCAACCAATAAAGACGATAAAGAATTAGTAGATAACAACTATGAATTAGCAATCTTAAAAGGTGCTGACCCAATCAAGGAGGCTGACTCAATAGCTATCAATCAAGGCATATTACCAACGCAAGCAAAAAGATCAATGTCAGCAACCTTGCTTAGTGGGAACAATAACCAAAAATTAAACGCTGCATTAAGAATTGATTATCTGATTGACGAAAATCAATCTTTACAAGGCCAATTCTCAAGCGATCAAATAGCATTTAGCCAAGCAATCAAAAATAGACACGAGCAAGGACTTCCTGTTGATAAAGTTATTGAATACGCAGAAGCCGAAATAAAACAAAACAAGAGCCAAGATAGGTTGATTAGAATGGAAAGATTCAATCAAGATTATGCAAAGAGTGGCACTAAGTTTATTGAAAAGGTTGACGATATTGCTAAGAAAATAAAAGGTAACACAGGATTTCTTGGTTTTAATAGGGCTGACGTTCCTGATACTTTGGTTAGTGAAATACGATCACTTACACAAGATTTTTACCTAAATGAAGGTGTTGATATTAATACAGCCTTTGATTCTGCTGAAAAGAAAGTTTTGGGTGAATGGGCTATCACAAACATTGGTCAAAAAAGATTCCAAAAACATGCGCCTGAAGTTTACTATAAAGGCGGTCACAAATGGATACAAAACCAAGCAATCAATGAAGTCAAAAAGCTAACACTTGAGCCATTACCTAATATTAAAAACGAAATAAGATTGCAACTAAATCCACCATCACTTGCTAGTGGTCAGCCTTCTTATTATGTTTTTAGAGAAAGAGAAGGGTATCCTATTGAACCAGTCTTAGATTCAAGAAATATGCCTTTGATATTTAAACCTGACATCACGAAAGTAAAAGAATATAAAGACGCTCAAGAAGAACTAAGTAAACTTAAATTATCACCTGAAAAAGAAAGAAAGATAATCGAAGGAAGAATGACTCCAGCAACCCAAGATGAAAAACTTTCTATACTTAGTGGGGGTCTTTATTAATGAACTACGAAGAATTATTAACAAGACAAATAGTTGGTTCAGCCTTCACAAAACAAAGCGATGTGCCGAATCCATTATCTGGCGGCTTCTCTGGTGATGTTTTTAAGGGCGGTGCTGGTGCAAGCCCATTCTTAAAACAGTTTAAACCTGACGATGAGGAGTACACAACCAAGGAAGTATTTAAGGCCGCATTTGAAAACGAAAACGCAACATACAACGCAATCAATTTCCTGTCTAACCAACACGTAGGAGAATGGGAAGAAGATTATAACCCAGTTAAAGACTTAGTAGGCACTAAATATGAAATATATGCCGACCAATTCATGAACGCCTATAACGAACTGGATGCTCAAAGAATAAAAAACCAAATAGACAAGAAAGAAGAAAACGATAAAATACTTTGGAATAGTGGAGCTTTAGGAGTAGTTGCAGGATTTACAGCGGCAGCAATAGATTTGCCAAACCTCATCCCTGTTGGTGGCGTTACTTATAAAGTAGTAAGAGGTGGTAGAATAGCGCAAGCAGCAGCGGCAGGTGCAATCGGTGGTACAGTGTCAGCAGGCGTGGCAGAAAGCGTACTACAAGCTAACCAACCATCAAGAACAGCGGAGGAGTCAGTTTATAATATCGCAGGTGCTACAATTCTTGGCGGAATATTAGGTGGTGCAGCAGGTGGAATATCTAAAGTTAAATTTAATAAATTAGCCAAACAATTAGAAAAAGAATTACAACCAGTACCAGCAAAAGTCGAAAAAGTCGACATTGAGAATAAAAGCGTTGAATTAAAAGAAGGCTTCGAGGGTAAGGTTGATGAGTTTGGTTTTGTAAATAAGGAAGGCAAGGTAAGTGCTGCATTTGACTATGAGGCTAATTTTAAAGCTCGTTTTGAAGAGTTCGGTTTTGGTGGAGGAAAGGCGGCACAAGCAGCTTTCCAAGCTACTAAGAAATTAAACCCTATGTTAAGGATTTTTGACGACCCAATCGCCCAGTCAAAAGAAACAATGCTAAAACTTGTTAGAACTAACTTAGAAACAAAAGGCGTTGCGGAAGGATTAGAAAAACCAACATCCGTAGAAAATGCCCTAACTAGACTTCAAAGCAACTTAGGCATGGCACTTGAAGCTAATAAGAAAGCCTTTATTAAAACATCAACAAATAAATTAGGTGCTAGATTTGGAAAGGGCTTTGAGGAGTTTAATAAGGAAGTTTCAAAAGCTATTAGACAAGGCAAACATGAAAACCCTGAAATAGAATCAGCAGCTAACGTAATAAGACAAGAGATATTCCAAAAAATAGGAAAAGAAGCTAATGACGTTGGGTTATTCACTAAAGACTTGGATGTAAGCAAGAACCCCAATTACTTTCCTAGATTCCCTGACGTGCCAAAGATAGTAGCTAGACAAGACGACTTTAAAAAACTAATCTTTGATAAAGCTAAGGAAAGATTAATCCCATCTATTAAAAGAGAATTTACCACAAAACAAAAAAGCTTAATCACGCAAATAAATGACATAAACACTAGGGCTTTAGAGATTGAGGGATTAGCTAAATCAACCGAAGCACCAAAACTAAGCCCATTGGCAAATGAAGCCGCCAAATTTGATAATGTTGATGACTTTATAGAATCTGTCCCAATTAGAGAAGAATCTTTAGATAATTCTATGAGTCATAGACCAACAAAAACAGGTGCAGATGCTAGTAATATTACACAAGAAGTTTCTGACATGGGCTTCCCCAATGATTTTTATAAAAATCCTCAATACTATGAGGACATGAGTGATAAATCTGTCAAAGAATCTTTCAACGCTTTAATAAAAGTTAAAGGAAATCCTGATGCAGAAATAACAATTTATAGAGCGTCACCAAAAAATGAATTAAGAACTGGTGACTGGGTTACTCTGTCTAAAGAATACGCAAAAGGAGAAAGCTTACAAGAGGGTGTAAAGGTACATTCTTTTAAAGTAAAAGCAAAAGAAATAGAATTTGCAGGAGAAAGTATAAATGAGTTTGGATATTGGGGGCATAGTAGTAAAACAAAAGAACAACTAACAGAAGCCTTTAAACAGTCTAGAGCCACTAAACAAACAGCCGAATCTAATTTTAGCGATGACGAGCTTTTTAACATACTAGATAAATACAAACAAGCAGCAAGAGATGTAAGAACCATTAAACCTAAATCCTTATTCCAATTCATTAAAGAAAACGGAGGTATTTATGACAGCGGTGGCGAGCTTGCTAGTCGTGAATTACAAAAACAATCAGTTGCACTTGTAAGAAAAGATAGGTATCAACAAAAGGTATCCAACGGAAGAATGAGCCAAGTTGATATTTCGATGGACGCAGTGGCGCAAAGAGCGTGGGACGCTGGATATTTCCCTGAATTTCAAGAAAGACCTTCAGTTAATGACCTGCTTGCTAAGATAGATGAAGAGTTAATGGGTAATAAAGTTTATAGCGAACTTGACTTAGATAATGTGCGAGTAAAGGAAGAAGCTCAAGAGTTTATGTCATGGGTTGATGAACAAGGTATTGACCTTAATAATATTAGGTCTAGGGGCGATTTAACACAAGTATTACCTGAACTCTCTAAAAGAGAGCTAAACTCGTTAAAAGCCAAAAAAACTAGGCTAGAAAAGAAATTCGATAAAATCAAAGACGAATACGAAGAGCTATTCGGAACGCCAAAAGATACTGACGACATAGTAAAGTTCAGCGATGGAACATCTAAAACTAGAGCGCAAATATTAGAAGATGACTATGCGAAAGAAATAGCTAAAAATATCTTTGATAAGTATAGAGGTATTGAAAATCAGATGACGCTACCATACGACATGAAGATAGGCGCAAGAGGGCCAGCAAAATCAAGAACTTTAAACTTTGTTACCGACGATGAAATAGCTGACTTTGTAGAACAAGATATAACAAAAGTTGCCTCTCGCTATGTAAGAACA